GTAGCGGAAGCCATCAGGGCCTGCGATGTTCATGCCGCAGAGCTTGATGAACTTGCGGGCGTATTCGTTGTCGCGGTAGAGCTGGCGGCTGCGCGCGCGCAGGTTGTCGATGCTGGGGGCCAGGCTCGCGTTGGCGCCAAGGCCAATGGTGGTCCAGCCCTCGGTGAGGCGGTTGACTTGCGCCGCTGCATAGCTGCGCCGGCCGTGGCGCGGCATGGGGATGATCTGCGCGCCCACATCGCTGCCGGGGAGGCCGGCGCGCCCCGCTGCTTGCGCATAGCCACCCGGGCGCTGCTGCAGGAACTGCTTGAGGACGCGGCTGCTCATCGGGTAAACCTTACAAGGAGCTTGTTGCGGGGCGCCAGGCCCTTGCGCAGGCGATCGGCAGCGGCTTCGCGTGCGACTTCGGCCTGCAGCTTGCTGCGCCAGGCCATGAACTCGCTGGGGGTGTGGAACTTCTGCCGCCGGCCCGCGATCTCGAACTCGGACAGGTAGGCCTTGGCGCCGAAGTTCGCAAGGGCGGTGTCGGCCGCTTCGAGCGCGCGGCGCGCGGCGCTGCGTGTGTCTAGCGCGGCGGCGGCGGCCATGTCGGGGCGCACCGTGCTGCGGCCCTGGTCGACGGTGAAGCGCTCCGTGCCGCGCGTGACGGTGGCCACCCAGCCGTAGTCGCCCGGCACATAGGCGGCGCTGATGGACGCGGGCACGGTGACCAGGTGACCGGCGCCGCTGGCTGAGGCAGTGATGCTGATGGAGCCTGCCGCGTTGACGAACTTGTAGGCCAACACCCAGCCTGCAGTGGCGGGGTAGTCGGTGAGGTCATCGCGGCGCCAGGTGAGCGTGTCACCGGCGATGAGCTCAGCGGGCTCGATGGTTGGGATCGGTGCGGCCATGCGGCGAGAGTGCCCGCGTGCTCAGGTGTTTTTCAGGGGGAATTTGAGACAGGCGGCTACTTGGCCCGCTTGCCAAGGTGGCGGAATCCGGTGGCGCGGCTGATGCCGGCTGCAGCAAATGCCTCTCCGAGCGGCAGGCCGCGCTGCAGGGCTTGGCCCAGCGATGCGGTGCGCTGGTCTGGCGCTGGGCGCTTGCGGATGTAGGTGCGCTCTGTGCCGCCCCAGTGCTGGCGCAGCTCGGCTTCAAGCCGAGGGGCTACCTCGGCGGCGGCTGGCAGGGTGCGGGTGAGTCGGGCGAGAAAGTCGTCAATCAGGTCTGCGGCCATGCGGCTACCACTTGGTGGCCCAGCTGTTGCGCCTCGGCACCCGGGTTCGGGCGGCCTTTGGCGCGGGCTGGTGCTGCGGCGGATCCTGGGCGACGGCCACTGCCTGCGTGGGCAGCGGCTCTTCGTTGTGCTCTTGGGGTGGGATTGTAGCGTCTTGGGCCGTGGGCTCAAGGCGTTTTTCTTGCTCGGCGGTCTGTGGCGCCGATGCTAGCAGATCAGCCTGGCGGATGGAGGATTCCAGGCGCTGCCAGTGCACATCGGTGTAGCGGTGGATGCCGAGGTAGTAGGACACGGCGATGGCGTAGACCGCAATGTCCAGCGCTTCGTTGCGCTTGCTTGCGGGCTTGACCCACTCGAGCTTGGGGCGGCCTTTGTAGTAGCGGGTGACCAGGCGCTCAGCGGTGAGCTGCTCGTAGACGCTGCCGTCGAGCTGGCGGCTGAAGTGGACGTAGCCGGGGCCGGGTTGTTCAACCCGCAGGCGCGAATAGAAGAGCGCCTTGGCTGTGTCGGTGCCGATGGGCCAGAGCTTGCAGCCTTTCTTGAGGCGCTGGCCGAGGTGGTTGATCTCGACGTCGGTGGGCTTGCCCAGGATGGGGCGCGCCGCCTGGCTGGCGCCCTTGAGCGCCAGCACGTGCTCGGCAGCGTAGCGCCGCGCATAGGCATACACCAGCTGGGTGTGGTGGCCGCCGGAGTCGACACCGCAAGCGCGGATGCGCAGCTCAGCGCCGCTGGCATGGCGCAGCGGCGTGCGGCGCCACTCAGTGAGCTGGTCCCACAGGCTGCCGGGCTGGCCCTCGGGCACCGAGGGGTCGCCATACCAAGCGCGGCGGTCGGCCAGCCACATCTCTTCGCCCCGACCCATGGCCCAGGCATAGGCCTCAAGGCGGTCGCCCTGCACATCGCAGGCCGCCACCACCACCAGGCCACCCCAGGGCACGGTGGCAAGCGCATAGTCCTCAGCCCGCTTGGCCAGCACGTGGGCGTCGGCCTTGTCGCCCTGCTCTTCGAAGGTTTCAGCCAGACGGGTATTCACGAACACGCGCAAGAGCGAGATGTCGCCACCGCGGCGGGCGATCATGGCCTCATGCCACTCTTGCGCCAGCTCGGCCCAGCTGAGCCAACCCAGCGGCGAGTAGAGGCTGCTGAGCTGGAAGCCCCGCACGCGGCCCGCCTGGGCGCCCGGGTTCTCGGAGATCCAGCGGCCGGCGGCCAGCATGCCGGGCTTGAGGTGTTCGCGGATCTCGCAGCCGTGGTGCTTGCAGATGTAGCGCACGGTGTCTGGGCGCGGCGCGCCGGTCTCGGGGTGCGTGTCCCACTTGATGCCGTGCGCCTGGTCGGCGCCCCACTCCAGCCACTGCGATTCGCCGCAGTGCGGGCATGGCACGTGGTATCGGCAGCGGTCGCTGGCGTCAAACGCGGCCTCGATGCGGCTGAAATCCTTGGTGGTGGGCGTGCTGGTCTTGAGGCGCTTGCGGCGGCTGAATGTGGTCTGGCGCGCCTCGGCCAGCTGGCAGGGGTCGCCTTCGCCGTCGACGTCAAGCGGGTAGCCGTCGATCTCATCGAGGAACAGGTCACGCACGGGCATGGAGCGCAGGCCCGCCGCGCTGTTGGCGCCGGCGACGGCCAAGAAGCCGCCGGTGTATTCCTTCAGCAACGTGGTGTTGGCTTCGTCGCGCGAGCGGTTCTCTCGCACCTTGCGCTTGAGCACCGGGCTCTCATCGATCATGGGCGAGAGGCGCTGGCGGCTGTAGCGCTTGGCCATGTCGATGGTCGGCTGCACGATCATCATCGGGCCGGGGTTGGTGTCGATCTGGTAGCCCTGCCAGTTGCTGCCGATGGTGGTCTTGCTGGTCTGGGCTCCCCACATGAGCACCACTTCTTCAACACCGCTGTGTGCGCTGAGCGCGTCCTGCGGCTCGCGGGCATAGGGCGTGCGCGCCACGCGGTATGGGCCGGCCTCGGCGCTGTCCTTGGCCGACAGCACGCGGTTCTTCTCGGCCCACTCGGTGACGGTCTGCACCGCGGCCGGGCGGAGGAACTCGCGCCACACCGATGAGACGAGCGCTGCCGCGTCCAGCAGTTCGTAGTGGTCAGGAATGTCGCGGGCGCCCATCAGCAGTCCGTGAGTTGTTCAAGCACCAGGCGCAGCTCGGCCTGCAGCTGGTCGTGCACGCGCCCGGTGTCGCTTTCGGCAGCCAGCACAGGGCTCAGTCGCGCGGGCAGCTGCATCAGCGCTTCTCGCATGGCTGCCGCACGCTTGGCCACCTCGGAGCGGACATCTGCAGCGCGCACCAGCTCGCCCAGTTGTTCCTTGAGCTTCAGCTCGGCCATGTCGGCCTCGGCCTTCTCCCGCCGCGCGCGGCTCTCCCAGTAGACGCCCTCCCCCTGAGGCGCAGCCCTGGGGTCCACGGCGCTGGCCCCCTCAGGCGGCGGCTTGCTGCCCACACGCGCCCGGGTGTTCTGCGCCCACTCGATGTCGGCCAGCTTCGCGTTGATGCGCTTCTCGTCCCCGAAGGTCGTGATCCGCCCAGCCTCTACCGCCTTGCGCACGGCCTCGCGTGAGCAGTCGCGGTGCCGCGCATACTCTGCCTGGGACATCAGCCCGCTGACCGCAGCGTCAACCGAGGTCATGTGTCACCTCTTGCGTCAACAAATTGCCAACCCATCCACTAGCGAGATTTCGCGCTCGTTTCGCACCCGTAGTGGGAAGGCTCTGGGAGGACCCGAAGGGGGTGGGGGTGCCTGCTCGCATCAGCGCCCCCGTCCGAACTGCTGCAGGGCGAAGCGCATCTCGCGCTCGAAGATCTGCGGGAACTTCCGCTCGATCGCTTTGACGACCGCCGCGTTGATGTGCTTCACGTTGAACATCTGAGGCACATCGATGGTCTGCACCGGCTTGATGGGCAGGCGAGGCTTGCCGACACGAGTGAAGACCGTGCGTCCCTTGTTGCCGACGAACGCGCCGCTGATGACCTTGCGCGCGCCTGATCGCTTGACCTTGACGCTCAC